TATTTCCAAACAAAACCTCCCGACGTTTTTGTTTTACCTCTAGCACATTGATTTATAGCCTTATAACCCAATCCACATTCAATAGAGGCGACATTAGCGTTAACCCATTCCTTAATTAAATCACCAATTAGTTTCCAATTGTTAGTGTATAACCAATTTGTAAATTCCAAAATTTCTTTTTCTAATGACATAATTTCTCCGTTTTTATTTCAACAAAGATACAACTATTTTTTATTCTGCCAAAATTTTTAGAAAAATAAATAAGGTTCCCATTCTTTTGGAATATGATGAACTTGTTTCATTAACATTAGATAGTGTGGTCGTCTTGGTTGAGGAATTTCTTTACCATATTCCTCTAACGTTAAATTAGACTTCTCACTGTTACATTTTCTACAAGCAGTTACCAAGTTGTCCCACGTATCTTTACCTCCTTTAGATTGGGGTATTACGTGGTCTAAGGTAAGAGTTTTTTTATTATTATCACCACAATAAACACATTCGTAATTGTCTCGTCTATAGATGTTTTCCCGACTTAATGGAACTTTTTGAATCACCTGATTCACATATTTATAAACCCTAATAATTGAGGGTTTTTTAATGTCTAATTCAGGATTTACTAATTTAAATGATTCCGGATGTTCAGCAACAATATCGGCATTACCTTTATATGTAATCACAAAAGCCCTATCGGTGTTGATTATAGACCTTGCCATATAACTTGAATCCAAAACCAAAGTTTTTCCGTATTTACTCACGACTTTTGATTTTTAGTTAAACATTTTTTTATTTGTTCCCCCGCCGAGAGTCGAACTCGGCCCCATTGGTTAAAAGCCAATTGCCTACACCGGTTTGCTACGAGGGATTATTGAGCTCATTTCACCTTAATATTGGGCTCAGAAAATACCAATTCTGAGCTTAATAATTATGGTTTGTGAGCCACATTTGTCGGTCAGGTAGGCTATGCTCCTACTACCTTTCACGTATCAGGTGAATGCTCTACTGATTGAGCTACTGACCGAATTGGTCGAGAATGTGCGATTCGAACGCCTCCACATACTCCCAAAGTATGTATGCAACCTGGTTACACCTCATTCTCGTTATTTAACTTATTTATTTCTGATAATACAAAATCAATATGTCCATACTTAATATTGATGATATTTTCAAAAAATTCCATTTTTTCTTTATCTTTAACTAAACAATATTCGTTTTTTGGGTCTAAATATAACAAATACTTAGGTAAATAAAAGTCAGGATAATACAATCTTTCAACATTATTTGAATCAATCCATTTCAAATATTTTGGTCTAACCCATTCAATATTTAATTCATCAAGTCTTTCAGCAATTTTCAATTCCCAAGAAGATTCTAAATTAATATTCTTATTAATCCATTTATTAAAATATTCAATATTTTTTCGACTTCCATTCAAATATGTTCTTCCGGTCACTTTACTAATCTGACATTCATTTGAACACGTATGTCTTGCTTTAGATGGATAACCTTTAGCTTTGAATTCATTACCACAAACTATACATTTTTTTTCCGTAAATTCCTGTTTAATACGAGTACCTCGTTTGTTATATAATGTTTTACCTTTGTTAGCATTTACTATTTCATTATTTTTATATTTTCGTTTTAAGGTTTCCGATGTTTTTAATTTTTGTTCTTCGGAAACACCACTTCTTAATGAGTTGTTATATGTTGCCGAACAAGAATTATTACAAAATTTTTTATAATGTTCAATTTCATTACCACACATCAGACATTTAGATACTTTTTGTTCTTTAATACTATCCCAATAATTTGTCGGGATACCTAATTCAACACAAAGGCTTAATAATTTTTTACTTCCAACACCATTAGAGTGAAACCCTAATTTATTTTTAGCATCGGTCTTACTTTTAGATTCTTTAATAATTTTTATTTTATCTTCATCACTCATAATATTCTTTTATTATAAATATCACAAAAAATCTAAAAAACCATACTCAAACCTACTTTTTTTAATTTTTCAGCGGAGAACAAGGGAATCGAACCCTCACCGGTTTTACCCGGAACATCTTAGCAGGATGCCACTACAAACCAATATTAGACTATTCTCCATTTTTGCACACCGCCAAGGACTCCAATCCCCGTGAATACTATTTCCACTGAGTTTTTCGGTTGTACTTCCAAGTTTTATAACTTCTGTACTTAATCGATGAATGACCTTTTTTGAAGTTTAAACCTTCATCCCAATAGGGGGGAAATTCAAACTTTAACCAAATTACTCTGTAATCTTTTGAACAAGTCGCCTTGTTCAGTCTTTTTCTGTTAGTGTTTACACTCATAATCGATGAGTCTGTTGTTTATCAGACCTCAAAGATTATCAAATACCTTTTTCATAACAATTTTTTATTTGGGAGATTAGAGAGAATCGAACTCTCACCTTCAGAACCACAATCTAACATACTAACCGTTATACTATAACCTCCATATATAAACCTTTATTAAGGTTTTGCTGGTCTGACAGGACTCGAACCTGCTATCCTAGGTTTAACAAACCTCCGCTGTATACCACTTAATCTTCAGACCAATATTACCTCACTTCCCCGGCTTAACGGACCGAGTGCCATATAGGAGGTGTAAGGTAACCTCGTGGTGATGGTTGGAATCGAACCAACGGCACATAGATTTTCAGTCTATTGCTCTACCGACTGAGCTACATCACCTTGTTTGTGACTCCCCGGGGAATCGAACCCCATCCTTATGTTCTTCAGACATACGTACAGACCACTTATACCAGAGAGCCAATTAATGATAATGATGGAGTACCCGTCTCGCTCCAATCTTAACTGCCTTATTCAAGTTTTCTCGGTGCACCGGCAGAGGGTGTGTGAATTCTTTGACCTATCCGGGATTGTCGACATCCGATGGATAGAGAAAACCATTATCATTGGTGGAAAGTAGTGGACTCGAACCACTCCCGTGAGGACCTGATTTACAGTCAGGCTATCGTATCCGAACGACTTTTACTTTCCAATTTATACTTTAAACAATCTTCTTCCGTCACTAATGATTGTATCAAATTTTTCACCATCCACATTCTCACCGTTCAACAACCAATTTGGTTGAACTCTTGGGTTGTATCTAATTTGATTTTCACTCTGACTTGAAAAATCATTTCTTTTAATCTCCATCGACTCACATAATACCCAAGAACAAACTCTTTTGTTTGCCCCGTCAAATATTTTTTTAGAGGATGTTTGATTGTTTTTTAATTCACAATTTCTAAGAACTAACTGAACTTCATTTGGGTCAAGATATTCCGGTTCTTTATCCGGATGTTCTATTTTCCATTTAAGGTATTTAACACCTCGACCTAGATTGAATCTTACTTTAAATCTTTTCATTGGACAAAATTACGAATTAATTTTTAAACTACCAAATTTTTTATAAAATTTTTTGTACCTCGTAGTGGAATCGAACCACTTCCCTTTGTATGTAAAACAAATACGCTTCCGTTACGCCAACAAGGTGAATATATGTTTTGTTCTTCCAACCTATAAACATACAAATTTAGTTCGTCCCGTACCGAGTAATGGTGTTGAACCATTCTAAAGTCAGATATGAGCCGTCTTTGGTCCCGGACCACTCGGCGTTTTGGTGGACATAGACTCATCATCTATTCTTGGGTTTCCACCGAACCCGTTGAGGTGATAGTAGGAATCGAACCCACCTGATTGGTTTTGCAGACCAACTCCTTAACCGCTCGGACATATCACCATTTTTGTTGGATTATCAAGAATCGAACTTGACCTGTAACTTTCAAAGAGTTATGTGCGAACCGATACACTATAATCCATTCTGCGGAAGAGACAGGATTCGAACCTGCAACCCATTACGAGCGACGCTTTTCAAGAGCGCTTGACGACCAACTGTCCACTCTTCCATTTTTCTTACCAATATTTCAAATAACTTATCCTTTATTTTGATGGGACAAAGGTAATCCTTTTTTATTCACTTCCAAACTTTATTTCACTTTTTTTGAAATTTTAATTTGTATTTCATTTATTGTGAAACAAAAAAAATCCTGAACTTTTTGAGTTCAGGACTTTATCTTGTATTGTTGGTTTAACTAAATTATATTGTTGTTAAATCACTTGATAAATCATCTGAACTTGTATTCGAGATACGCGGATACGAACAATTACTAAATTGTTGGCTCCAAATCACGACGTTCATATGTTTATTAGTGTTTTTCATTTTTCTTTTTTTTTGTGGTATTTCTACCTTGTTTCTTATAACTATCACAAACTTACGAAAAGTTCATCAAAAGTCAAATATTTTTTTTAATTAATGTTTTTTAACAATATATTTATGACCTGAATCTGAATTTGCTTCAAAAATTTCTTTCATTTTTAACGCTTCTCCCTCTGTATCAAAACTCATTATTTCTGAATAAGAATCCACTAATATAACCGGTAATTCAACTCCGGTATGATGTTTTACCATTTTTACTATTACCCACATATCTTTAAACTAATTTGTTTGCTATATCGGTAATTCTATTTTCATCTTCAGGTGATAACAAATGTCTTGAATCTCTAAGTTTCACTAACGACTCCCACCACTCATCATCTAATAGAGTGTTGTGAACATTTGTGGGTTTAACTTGTCCGTTGAATGAATCTAAATGACCATTTTCAACAAGAGCCTCAATTAACTCTTTAACTTCTCTATTGGAACACGCTGAGATATAATCCCAAGCATCAATATCAATTTCTGTACTAAAATCCGGCATAATTTATAAATTTTCTAATCTGTTAATAATTTTTGTTACTTCTTCTTTTGAGTTCCATCCTGAAACATCATCATTTTCAAATGGTACAAACTTATCAAGAGTTTTGTAGAATGCTGCAACTTCAAATGATGTTGTTCCATTTCCGTATAATCCCGGCCCACCAACCACAGAAACTTCAATATCGTTTCCTAAGTCCATTCTTGCTTGAACGGCTCCTCTACCCATTGCGTGTGGTTTAAATACTAAATCATCAAATGTTTTCATTGGACAAAAGTAGTATAAGTTTATTTATAAATCAAATTTTTTTTAAAAATTTTTTTGAGCAACAAAAAGGTGTCTTACGACACCTTTCTGCTAGATTTTGAATTCTCCCCTTTCTTTTAGATGGTTAATCCCGTCCGGTCTCTACTCCGGAGGTACGTTTAAGCGACCGCAGCCAACGCTTTATCTTTCATATTACTTGCAACACCCATCAATTTATTTGAAACGGTACTTAATAACGGACAAACAACACTTGTTAATGATTTTTCTAAACTTTTTGCTAATTCAGTTTTATCTAAAGATGTTACAATACCATTTCTTATTATATCTGAAATTGCCCCTGACAATCCCATAGAATTTTTAGCTTTGTCAAGGACTTCTTCAACAATTGATTCCGATAATTTAGGTACTAAATAATCACAATTAAGTAACTTTGGAATGTCAGTAATAGGTGTATTACCAATTAATTTTTCAATAATTCCTGCAATCCATCCATTTTCTTCACCTGGAGCAATTTTGCTTATAATGTATTTTGCAACTTGTTCTTTAAAATATTCCCCAATAGAATCAAAACCAACACCACTGAACATACCTTTTAAAGTGTCAAAAAAACTTTCGTTAATCAAATCTTTATTAAATCCTTGTTGATTTAAATAAAGAGCTTCACTAAACATTTCCATCGCAAATTTCCTCATTTGAGGTTCTGTTTTAATAACTCTACCTTCAACTAAAATTTTAACTCTATTTCCAATAATCTTACGTTCTTCATTAAGTAATGTTTTTTTCTGATTTGTAATTTCATTTAAATTTTCTTTAATGATTTTTTTAAGTTTGTTTGACGACTCATTCATTGCGTCTTTTGGTCTTAAATAAAACGGTACATATGGATTAGTTCCTGATGGTAAAAATTTACTTTTTCCTGATAATAATTTTTTAATATTATCAATACTTAAACTTTTACCCATTTTAGATAAATTACCTAAAAATCCTGTTCCAAAAGGTGAATCTTCATTAGCAACATCTAAATAAGGTCTCATATCCTCAGGTGTTAAATTAATAGATTCATAAGTACCATTTGCGTAACAACCTCTAAGATATTTTTGACTATCAATAACATCTTGATTTACATCAATATTACTTTGACCCTCAAAATTAAATGCAGTTCCTAAATATTTTTCTAAAGCGGTTTTACATTCACCAGAATCTCTTTTAGTACTTTGAGTAAAAGTATCAGGTGCTTGGTCTTTAGGTAAATAAACTTGTATATCACCACCCTCAATATTAATACCGTATTTACTGATATTCGGTATCATATTATATTTTTGAGATAATATTGTTGTGTTTTGAGGAACTTCTAATGTTTTTTCTTCATTACTAGGTATTAACTTAATAGTTTCATATGTATTTGGAAAATAATATGTTAATAAGTTATTCCATCTTTTAAATGTTGGTGAAACAGCTCCTTTAGCAATTAAACCTTTAAATGCGTTGGTAATACTATTTAATTTAAAATACAAATCAACATTTTGGTCCATTGGATTAATCCCAAATTGTTTTAAAACATCTAAATATTGTAATTGTAATGTTTGTGGTGCAATTCCATTTAATTGAACTATTTTACCATCTTTAGTTACGTATTGATATTCACAACTACTTTCAGATGTTCTTTTTGCAACTCTACCATCGTATAATAAATAATTATTTTTTGGTGTTTTAATACCCGCAAAATATGTTTTACCACCAATTCTAACAATTGTTGGGTTTCCATTTGCGGAACGACATAGATTAACTAAAGTACCTCTACTTTGTAATAAAGGAGTTTTTGTTAATAAATCATATTCATCTTTAGGTGCGTTAACCACTTGTTGTGTTTGTTCTTTTAATATTTTTTTCATAATTAATAATTATTTATATCGTCATTTGTTGTTTGAACCTCTGCCTGAGCATTTGGTTGTGGTGTCACATTATAATCTTGATTAAGTTTATCTTGAGGTGTTTGAGTTACTGTACTACCTGTTGTTGTTGTTGTGGTAGTTGTTGATGATGTATTCCCATTACAATTTTGTCTAGCTTCAGGGAATCTTCCATCAAGAATACCAATAGCTTTTTGATTATTAGCTAATGAAGTCCAATCTGAAATTATTTTACCTCTTTGTTCTAAACTTTTAGTAAACCAAACACAATCAACTACTTTATATTGATATGGGTCTCCCGGTGTTGTGTAAATACCATCATCATTACCACCATCATTATTATTATCATTATCATCCGGTGGTGTTGTTGGGATATCATCAGGTACCGGCCCATCGTGAGTTGCAAAATACCACCATAACAATCTTCCTGTTATACCTATGGCGGCACACCATTTAAGTATTCGTTTCCAATTCCATTTTGAAGTTACCGCTTTTTTAGCTATATCTTTTAATTTTTGAGACATTTTTTCCATTGTAGACATTGTCTCAGTTGATGGTAATTCAGTTGCAGTTAGTTCCACACCCGTACCACTTTTTATTTTTTGACCTTTAGTAATGTTTAGGGTTTCATTTGTTTCACTATTAACAACTTTCATACTTGAACCATCTTTGGACATATATACTATATTATTATCCCCTTTAATGACGATACCATCACTTGTTTTAGTGACTGTACCTGCAGCCTCACTTGATTTGGCAACTTCTTGACCTGTTTTAGCAACTTCTTCACCTGATTTAACAACATCTTGACCTATACCTCTTTTCTTTAAGAAAGTATCCGCTAATAAATCGGCATCTTGTTTTGAATATTTACTCATTAATTCTGAAACGATTTCTTGTCTACTTTTATTTGCGAATTTTTTAGTAAATTGCCCCATTGAGGTAATTGAATCTGCAGCCAATGCACGAATTTCGGATGTAGACCCTTTTAAGAAAAGACCTTTAGCGACACTACCTGTGGCAGATGGTCCAAGTTTTCCTAATCTTAAGTTTTCTAACACATCAGATACTTTTGTTAATCTAACACCATCCTGAGTAACCATTTCACTCATTTTAACAGTACCATCTTTAAACGCTGTTTCAAGACTTCGAGTAACACCTTCTGCGTCTCTAGCAGCAACTTTACCTAAATCTTCAAGAGCGGCTTTCCATTGTTCACTAATTATTTCACTAGTATTCTCAGTTAAAGTTTTTCCTGAGTCATATTTCATTAATAATTTAAATTTATTAATTTCTTCGTTAATTATTTCTTTATTATTCATAATTTTTATTTTTTAATTTTTAAAACAATCCTAATCTTTCAATCTCAGCATCACTCATTTGGTTTAATTTAGCAGTATTTTCTTGTGATTTCATTGCATCGGCAATCTGTTTTTCACTTACTTCACCATTTTCTATTTTATGTTGACAAGACCACCCATCAAGACCAAGTGCCGCACATAAACCCGCAGTAATTAATATTGTTTTACCTGTTGCCTTAACTACTACCGGAATTGATTTTGTTCCTAATTTACTACCTACTTTGGATGCCGTTGACGAAACCTTCTCAACCGTTTTAGTTGCAACATTCTTAAGTTTATCCCCCGTTTCTTTAGCTGCCTTAGTCATAGTTTCAACGGATGAAGTCATAAATGATTTTGCTTTAGTCCCAATTTCTTCAAGCCACTTAAGACCTAATTTATCTCCAATCCATTTTGCCGCAGTTCCTATATATTCTAAGACTTTAGATAACCCACCTTTTAAAAGTTTTACGACTTTAGCAAAAACACCACCTTGTTTAGCCGCTTTAACCCCTAATTCTTCAACAGTTTTAAGACCTGCCCCCGCTAACTTTTTAAATGCACCACCTAACGCAGGTAATAATAAACAAATGGCATCAATTATTGCGTCCATCCAACTTGCCTTATATTTACCACTTTCGTATTTACCACTGAATATTTTATATACATCCCATATTAATAAGGAACCAAAAACTATAAAATCGGCAACTTGACCCGCGCCCGGTATAAAACTTACCGCAGTCATAACACCGATTCCTACAGCTGAAAATGATGCCGCTCTAATACCTTCCATTAAACACTCAACAAAATTATTACTTAAACAATGATAAGCACTTACTACAGCATCTTTAACTGAATTCCAAACTGAAGTTACTTTATCTCCTGCCCATCCACCTAAACCTTTTTGGCTTATTTCTTTACCTTGTTGTTTTGTCCAATCAACAGCTTTACCTACAGTTTCTTTACCCCAATCGGCAACATTACTAATACCTTTACCTATAGTACCCATAACATCTAATTCGTTAAGGATTACTTTTATCTGATTCCAAGATTCTGTAATTCTTGATTCTATTATTAACTTATCAATAGATTCATTAATTAACACTAATTTAGACCCAAAATTTTCTTCCCATTCTTTAAGTATTGATATTGTATTGTCAGGTTGGAAAATTTCAGTTAATTGGTATAAAAATTTTCTTGATTCAGAAGAATACTCAACTAAATCTATTTGACCTGTTTTATATTTAAAATTTGAATTTTCTCTCATAATATCTACAGCAACATTTAAATTACCGTAAGTATATGGGAGATAATTTCTACCATTTAAATCATTTAATTGGTCAGAGATTCTTGTCACACCTTTGTTTGTAAAAACATACTGTAAATCGTGAGAAACTCCTTGAAATCTTAATTGTGACATATTATTTTTTACTATAAATATCTAATATTTTAGTTTATTTGGTTAGCAACCCCTCTATTTACACCGCTCACCCATTTTTCACCGGATTTACCTAATGGATTGGCTTTACCTCTTGTTATTGTGTGTAATTCTTCCCAATGAGATACCGTAGGGTAACCTTCTCCACCACCCGCAGGTGCTGAAGTATCTTGTTCTCCCAATTCACCGTCAGTTTTTGGGGTATATTCCTTCATTAAGGAAATTATGTGGTCAATATCTGTTCTCATATTTTAATAAATATTTTGGTATTTGATAAAAAAGTAATATATTTGTAAAAAAATAAAATACTATGAGAAAATTACTTTTACTATTAGGGGTATTATTTACGATAACCTCTTGTACAACCTACGAAGAACCAACGTCATTATCGTTGAGTGGCGAATATGTGATTAGTAAGATTACGGTCTTAAGTACTGAAAATACCACAAATTCAAGTGGTACAATCTATAGTATGGGGTCACATTATGTTAATACTCAAGATATCTCACCAATGGACGATATTCAGGTAGGGTTTACTCGATGGGCGTTTGATTATAGTACAATTTATCTTTACCCTATACAAACAGGAGGTGGGACTACGACTTGGCAAAGACAATACTTTTATTCGGTTATTAACCACAATAGTATATATGACTTGGGTTATATCCAATTTTATGTAAACGGGAGTGTTAGAACCTTTAAAATACTTGACGATGGGTTAGAAAGTTTAACTCTTCAAACCACCGGATTATGGCCTTATTCAAGTTCAGGCCCAAATCAAATTGTTACACTACAGTTAACTCGTGTAGGTCCATAAAAAACCCCTCTTAACGGAGGGGTTTTTTGTTTAGTATAGTTGGGTATCAGGTAATTTATTTGGGTATATTAAATAATATTCATTTAAAAATGATATAATTTCTTCTTCATCTAATTCTGTATCGTCGTCATCGTCAAATATGTCTTCATATTCTTCATCATCAAAAAAATCCGGTGATGAATTATTCGATAAACTATACCCGAATGTTTTTGTTTCGGTTAAATCAATTTGGTCGGTTCTAATTTCGTCATCATTATCCGAATAAATTCTAAAAGTAACATCTAAAGTTTGGGATGCTTCATTTATATAAAACGACTCTAACTCTCTAATTTCCATTTTTTAATCTTCTTTTTTCTTATCGAAAGCGTTGTGGAATTTTCCGTTTCGTTTGTACATATTTCTTTTAGACACTTCACCTTTCCACCCAAGATATTCGGATGTTGGTTTGTAATCTTTGAAATGGTCTTTATGTGTTGCTACCTCAGGATGAAATCCGTGTAATTCATCATCAGACATATCTTCATAATTATGTCTAACTTCAGTTGTTTCTTGTTCTCTAATAACACGTTTTATAATGTTCATTAAATCACTTTCTTTTAATTTAATTACTTTTTTCATATTAATTATATTTTGTGAACCTTTTAAACATATCCAACGATTCTTTTAAATCGTCAAATAATCCTTCAACCTCATCTTGGTCAATATCGTCTTCATCGTCAAACATTCTATCATCCACATTAAAACCTAATCTATCATCTTCGTCTTCATCTTCAAAATCAACTTCAGGACTAACTAAAATTTCATCCCCTTCGTGGTCGTGACCAAATGTTCCGTGTAACATATCGTCGGGACCATCACCAATCATATCTTTATGTTTACCGGTACTTACCATAAATTCACCATCTTCATCTTCTTCAGATTCAAAACTCTCTGTTGTATCAAACTGAGCTCCTGGAGACATATAATCTTCTTCCACAGGTTCCTCATCTGAGAATAATCCGGTTGATTTTCCATCGTGTCTCATTTCATTTATTCTTAAGTTAGAATAAGTTGAAACCTCACCTCTATTATTTACATTAATACCCCCTTTGTCATTTGCATAACTTTGAGTATATAATGGTTGTTCTTTTGCTGGTTGAGCGTAACTTGTTACATATCCATCATAAACTTCTTTATGTTGGTCAAGGATGTTACTTCTTTCCTCGTTTGTCATTTTAAAAAAATATGCGTTCATATTGTTTGTTTTGTATATAAATATATTTGTTTATTGAATTATCCGATGTGCATATAGTTTTGAACTATCATAGTGGCAAATCTTTGTAAATATTTGTTAATGTTATTCATATTTTCTTCAATACCTTCACTTTCTAAATAGTTAATCACTCCGTTAATCATTTCTGCTTGTGCTTGGTCTGACATTGCAACCATTTCATCAAAGGCCTCTTCGTTATGAATATCTTTGTATTTGTATTCGTGTTTAATTCTTTCACTACCCATCCATAAATAAGGTGGCGCCTGAAACATATTAACAATACTCGCCTTTCTAACCAATAGTAAGTATTTGTGTAAAAATCCCATCTTAAAAAATTTAAATGAGTCGATATTCTTATAAAAAATATTCATTTTTTCTAACTCACCTTCTTTGATTTGTTTTTTTTCAAATTTCCAAGCGTCAGTATCTGATAATAACGCTAGATTACTACCGTTATCCCATTTAACCCCGTATTGAATATCTCCAAACACATTGTCAACACTTTTAACCACGCCACATTCACCAGGATTCATTTTAATCTCTCCTGACATATATAAGAGACAAACTCTATCTCCGACTTTTAATTTTGGATTCATATTTTTTTAAATGTTATATAACAATAAATATATTTAAAGTATTTATAATTATGAAAATGAATATTTTAATCACCGAATCTCAAGAAAGAATGATACTTAATGAATCAATCGGTCGTGAATTTGGTAATATTTTAAGACAAAATAGTGACATAGGTAAATTAATATCCGCCCAAATTAAAGAAATTACCGGAGGAGATAAAGCGGCTTTATTAACCTTTGGGGCGTCTATTGGGGGTCTTATGGGTCCGGTAGGAGATTTCCTTGAAGGTAAATATCCCTCTATGAATGACGTTGAGATTAGTTTATTACTAACAGGAGTAATTGCGACATTTTTTTATAATAGTCCAAAAATAATTCAAAAAATTAAAGACAAAATTAGTGAAAAAGAATTAGAATCCGAATTTGAAGTTGCGTTATCTAAAACTCAAGAATTAAAAGATACATTTTTTGATTTTATGGAAAGTTTAAACATTACATTATTTAAAGTAAGTAATGTGTTAGGATTCTCATTTTTAATTCCATTACTACCTTATATTCATCAAATTTCTTCCGGTAAATTATCTATTGCAGATATCAATAAAATTGTTACAATATTATTATCTTACGGAGTTATTACTATTTCAAGTTCAACTTTTAAAGAAATTATGATTAAATTAATCAAAAGGTTTAGAGGTTAATAATCTCCGGTCATAAAATCACACATTTTACTTGAAAATGTTGAATGATTTACATAGTTATAATCATTAACCTCAACATCTCCAATATTTCTAAGATACGTATAAGTATGTGTCCATAACTCACAATCCTCTAAATCCATATACTTAGTTACTTCATCCCAAACAATACCATCTAACGACATTCTAAGGTCATCATTCTCAGTCATATATCCAACAATAGTTTCCGCAAGGTCTTGAGGTATATTTTCTAAAGGTTCACCATCAACTAACGCTTGATGACAATAAACAGAAACATCTGTAGTTATCCCATCGTCTATAAAAACATCTGAAAGTTTATAAGTAATCTTTAAGATTAGTTGTTTTTTTTCACCACCACACCGAAAATATCCTTTTAGTTGTTTTGGACCTAATTGTTGTATTTCATCAGATATTTTTTGAGTAAATGATGTCGGAATATTTCCACCATATTTACGTATTTTTACACCATCATAATAAATGTCATTAATAATAGGATAAACATTTCCGAAACTAAGACTAACCATATCACACCCCTCTTCTATAATGTGTTTTGATTTACAACTGAAAAAATCCCATAAATAAGGAATGTCGTCTGATTGTTTTGGAATTATTTCTAAATCGTAATTAATGTTGTGACTAGGTAACCCATTTTTAGTTACTTTATTAACTTCAACATTTACAAATCTAAGTCTAAACTCATTAACAGTATGTGTTAGTTTAGTTAGATATGATACAACACCTCTTATTTGTCCAATATTATCCATTAATTATAATTTCTATTACTTTCACCATTTCATCATTTGTTAATCCGTGAACGTCTTTATGGTACTCAAACCAATCTCTAACCACATCATTAAATGGTAATTTTCTTAATTTTGCAACTCTTCTGAATCCGGCTCTTTGTGCAGTTATTTCGTGTGGTTGGGTGTAATACTCAAATGATTCTGTTGGTGCGTCTTGATGAATACGCCCATCACGATTATATTGAAATCCGTGTTCCAATTCGTGAGCAACAATATCGTTTAATTGTCCTATTATATTATAAAAATTTCTTCTTAATGTTTTTGGGTTATATCTAATAATTATTTCAATTACATCATCATCAGAGGAATAATCACCATTCATTTGGTATCCATCTGACTCATTATCAATTTCAAGTGTTAAGTCCACACCATATTTAAATGGTAAGTTTGTAAACGAATATTCCTCACCATTTTGACCGGGTAACATAAAATAACCTCCTTCACCTTTTTTTAAAATATTTACAATATCCGTCACAGTTGTTCTAACCGCTAATCTACTCATTCTTGATTCTGTTATGTTTTCAGGTTTTTTCAAATCAAAACTTAAATCATTGATTGTTGTTCTTACAAATTCTTCACCGGAATCGTTAAAATATCTCAGATATTCCATAATTTCTTGGTTTAAACTTGAATAAAATCTATATAAATGACTCTCAAACGTTCTAGCTATCGATTTACCTGTATCCGTTGGTTCAGGTGTAAATATTAATTTACTTACAGGGTCGTGAACACCCGTAATTACAACTTTAAGTAATAGGTAATCATAATACTCACCAACACTCATCATTTTTTTATGACCGGTTATAGTAAATTTATAATCAATATCACCAGGTTGGTCAACACCTTGGATTATATCACCCGTGTATTTGAATGTCTCTTTAGACGCAATTTTATTTATTAAATTTACTTGTTTCTCACTTATCATAACTATAAATACTTTTATAATCAATTAATGTTTTTTATATTGGATTTTTTTATTATACTTAAGATATGGAATTAATATCAACACACCCAATTAAAAAATCCGACTTAGGATTTCACGGAAACCTCTTTGGGGGAACATTATTAAAATTTATAGATTCGGGAGCCGCAGGTTATGCTATGCAATTATGTGGTTCACCAAGAATGGTTACGGTCGCAATTGATAAATGTTTTTTTGAGAAACCCGCAAGAGAAGGTCAAATATTGAAAATATATGGTCATCCATCAGCAATTGGTAATACGTCCGTTACCTTATATATGGAGGCAAGAGCTCACAATGTTTATACCGGTAACCAAGTTATTGTTTTAAGAACAAATATAAAGTTTGTTATGATTGATGAAGGGGGAAACGCTATTCCTATTGGAGATAAAGGTAGAAAAAAAATAGAGAACTTAATTGAACTAAGTAAATAATTCTATTTATCACTATATTTATAGAATAAAACATTTCATTTATGAAAAAGATAGTAATCAACGAAAAAGACCTTCGTCAATCAATTAGAAAACATTTGATTGAACAAGACTCTGAAAAAGAACAAGACCAAAAACCAAGGTGTGTTGCTGGTAACATAATTCCTTTAGATGGAATAATTGGACCATCAGATAATTTTAGTAATTATACATCAAGTGTGTTAAAACGTGATGGTGGTATTAACGGAATGATAGATACGTTAGACGTATTAAGAACATTGAGACTACATAACGGTATCGAAGATAAAGGTGAACACTTGGCATATAACTTAATGAACCATATCAACACTTTTAGAAACAAAAATTATTTTGATGAAACAAATAATGAATGTCAAAAAGCAATGGATAAAGTTATTGAGTTATATAAAGAAAACGAACACGGAGAAGAACTTGTAAAAGATATTGAAAAAGTGTTAGGACATCCTGACCCATCTCCAAGAGCAAAAGAATACCTTAAAAGATGTCTAATCTTAGTTAAGGAAAAATAAACCCCACCATTGGGGACGTTTAGGACCGTTATCGTTTACGATAACAAATTAAAAGGAGAAGTATCGCTACCTCTCCTTTTTTATTTTACATTACTTATAATTTTGTAACTTTTTCATTATAATTTCGTATAATATATAAACTAGATTATGACAAGATTAGAAAAATGTGAATACGCTATAAATAAAGGTTATACATACAATCCGGAAACTGGAAAAGTATATAATAAATTTGGTGTTGAAATGGTTGCTAAAATTAATAATTATCCTATGATACAATTACATAAAGACAAAAAAAGATATAACATTTCCCATCATCAATTTGCGTGGTATTGTATTTACAAAGAAGTAGTGGAATGTATAGACCATATTAATCAAAATAAAACTGATAATAGAATTATTAATTTAAGAAGTGTTACTCATCAACAAAATAGTTTTAATACAGACGCAAAAGGGTATTATTGGCATAAAGGTAAAAATAAATGGAGAACTTTAATAAGATTAAATAACAAAGAAATTCACTTAGGTTATTTCAATACTGAAGACGAGGCTAAAAACAAATATTTAGAATCTAAAAAAACCCTACATATAATATAGTAGGGTTTTTTATTTTACGAGATATTTATATATGAGTAAATAAACGTATTAAACCTTAATCAAAATGGCAAAACCAAAAGGTGGTTCCTCTTCTAGTACTAAACTTTCTTTTAATAAGAAAAAGTTTTCCGGTAAACACAAAAAATCAAAAAACAAACACGATAGGACAGAACGAAACTACCAAGGCCAAGGACGTTAATCTTACTCATAAAATCTTTAACATTAAATTATTATGAAAGAATTTTTTTATGATGAGACAGGTAAATTGTCTATGAAAAGAGTTTGCGGATTATTATGTACTATAGCACTTTGTGTTACTATGTATGTAAATTCATTTTCTCCTGCGGACCAAGCACCATCATCAGTATTAGTAGAATCAGTTGCGGCATTAGCATTTGGCTGTTTAGGTTTATCATCTTTTGATAAATTCACAAGCAGAAAAAACAACAACTCAAATTCAACTGAAGAGTAACAAATAACCCCCAATCAAGGGGGTTTTTTATTTCTTGTTTTTAATTTTAGTTTTTAACTGATTTAAAGCGGATATTACAATTTCTGTTTTATCATCATCAATCACCGTAGGACTTACATCCATCATAATACTATCGTTTTTAGGTTTTACCATCATTTTTCCTTTTGGTCTAACACTACCTCTTAACATATTTTGTAATTCATCAATCTGACCTATAATTTCTTTTTCTCTTTGAATCCTTTTATGGGAACATTCAGATTGTCCATCTATCACTTCCTGAGTTAAATCATCCACTCTAAGAGTCAAACTATCCAATTGGGTGTTGAGAGATGTAATTACATTTCTTTGTCTTTTAACGACCAAATTTTGTTGTGTTGGGTCAGGTTTAATTGCATCAATTATGTTTGAACCAAATGTTATGAAAAAAACGGATATACATAAAATAATCAAAGCCCAAATACGTTGGGCTGTTGAAAATGTTTTAAGGATTTCGGTGAAGTATTGAATCATACTGATAAATATCAGTCATTCAGGTATTTTAACAATTTTTCTTTAACACCTGATTGTTTGATTCCTTCGGTTTCTCTTGGTGTATGAACGAAGTTGGATAATCCCCACTTTTGTTCTCTATCGTAAGCATCCTTTTCACCTAACTCCAAATCGTCGATACACGTCCAATGTGTGATTTCAGGATGGTCGGTTAGATATTGTCTAACTTCGATACATCTTTGTTGTTCATACATTGTTCTTCTAACCCATTTGAATTCATCAGGTTTATCACAACCGATGTATCGTTTGGTGAATGCGATTGGTGCTTTTAAGATTCCTTTTGATAAAAAATATTCACCAAGTTCTTCTAATGTTGCAAATAATCTCCAATCAGAGGAAACAACTATTTCCGCTCCGGTTTCTTCCAATACCTCATTTAATACCTTAACGGCTTTCTTATCAAAGTCGTCAAATCTAACATCAAGGGGAGCTTCCGAATCGTTGAGAGCTTCCGGATTAAGTTTTTTATACTTCTTCCATTTTTTCATACGACCACCCCAATTGTTACTTAAACATAGGACTCCGTCGAGGTCAAGGAACAATAATTTTTTAGTTTTCATCTTTTTCTCTTTTGTATATGTAATTTTTATACTTAGGTATTATTCTTATTTCATACGGAATTCTTAAAACCGCTATCGTAATACTCGATAGGTTATTAACATATTTTTCCACATCTTCAGGGAACAAAGGTAGTGATTTTTCTCTTGCCCGCATAACCCATTCCAACTTTCTTTCTTCAATATAAAGATATTTTCTTCTTTCAATTAAATCCCATAATAACTCGGGTGTTAAAAGACCCAATTTCTCTAATGTTACAATTGCCCGGTGGGTTGAACTATTTAATTCGGTAATATTTTTTTTCTTCCCCTTTGCTCGTTTGTAATTCAATTTCTTTAATGAATCAAAACTTCTAACCTTAATTATTCCTTTCATTCTTCGTTATATTTACTTATTTCGTCCCAAATTTCCTGTGATGTTGAGACTTCACCCATTTCCATAGTAAAACTCTTTAAACCTCTTCTATAACCATTACTAAACCATTTACCCTCACCATTTAATCTGACATAGGTTCTGAAACTATTTAAATTCCATTGTGGTTTAATTTCACTATTTGGGTTATGAGCACAATCACCATACCAAACATCAATACATCCTTCTACACAGGGGATTCTACTAAATTTAACCCACCCTTCTTGTAATTGTTCGGGACTTATCATATTTTTATTGTAAAATCATCTTCATCGTCTTCTTCCTCCTCTTCCGGTGTAATTTTTGATATCATATCTTTTAATATTTCTGAAGTATACACTCTTGGTTTGTTATTTTCTTTCATACAATATGTCTTTTATTTTTCTTAACTTCTCCCCTGAAGGGTCTGTTAAATGTAAAATTCTAATTAAAGAATTTATTTCCATAATTTCGTATGTTAATCCCCACCCGGAAGAACAGGTTAGGGCATCCCTACCCGTTAACTCTTCAAATTTATCTTTCACTACAGACCTTAACGGCCAATCACCAATACTTTCACCCTCGTGTAGTGGTCCAATCTCACAACACCAATAATTGTTAATTACGTCCATATAATATATTTTTTATTGTTGTAAATGTATTTGTTTCTTCTTTACTCCACATATCCATACCATATCCGGTTTCTTCAATATAACGGTCAATTAACTCATCAATAGTTATTGATTTTGGGTAATTGGAAATAAATTCTTTAATCTTTTCTTTTTTCTCCTCATTGAAAACACCCTCAAATTGAATTTCTCGAGATTCATCATATAAACCCAATTCTTCATCAGATTCCATTATATCAATTAGATGTTGTTTTTGTTCATCCTTAACTCCATCCTCATCATAAGTTAGTTCGGCATACCACACACAACCTGAATGATTTTGACCTAAATTATTTGGGTCAACTTCTCTACCCATAGGATTAATAAATACTTCCTTAAAATCTACACGAGTATCCTTATCAACAAAAAGAAAACAATTCATATAACGTTGATTATTAGGTGTTAATTCTAATCTTTTTTGTTCCACTTTTTTAGTGTAACTACCTAATTGTTTTGGATTACCACCACTGTATGAAGATGTTGAATATTCAACAAACCACTTTCCATTTATTTTATTTAATTTACCTTTCATCTTTTACCCATTTTTCCCATTCGTAATACGCATCCATCTCATTATCAAGTGTCCAATCTTCTTCTTTATTTTTTTCCATAATAAACTTCTCGGCAGCCAAACATCTGTGTTTCCAATATTCCCAATCAAATTTTGGTTTAATTGGTTTTGCGTATTGGACATTATAATTAACGTATCCACCAAACCCACTAAATTCTCCGGTAACAACCCCATTAATGATTTCAAAATCAATTTCTTTATTAACAAATTTTTTGAAGAAATCCTCACGTTCTATCACCGACCACCCCTCGGTAGCCTTTGGATGTAACTGAATTGACTCATACGTCGTGGAAACCTCATCAACGGGTTTATCATACCAAACCCACCAACCGGACGAACTAATTTTTAATGTTCCTTTCATAATCTATTTGTTTTTATCAGTTAACGCCCAATTCCATCGGTCACGTAATTCATCACTCATTTTACCTGTGTAAATATTCTCTAATTCCTCACTTGTAAATCTTTCCGGACTTCCAAGTATGTAAAAATGTGATGAACCATCCGGTGTATAATCAGGAAATGACTCTGTTTTGTAATGTTGGAAATTCATTGCAACAATCCAATCTAAAAATTCTGTAACTTTCATTCTTATTTATTTAGTTTGTACATATTTTTACCTAAATAGATGAAATTACCATCTCTGACACCCATATTTGCAATGAATCTCGCAAATAATGTCTTTGTGTGTAATATACCACTTCGGGATACATAGAACCCCTGAAACCTAAAAAATCTCTCAGTATTAGTCATAATATTTAATTTTATGGGACAAAGATAAACAAAAAATTCATATAAAAAAATATTTTTCTTGATATTTATAGATATAAGGATTATTATAATAAATTATGGATAATTATGTTGTTTATTGTTATTTAGACCCAAGAAAACCGGGTATTTTTTTATTTGATAATTTTAAATTTGACTACGAACCAATCTATATCGGTAAGGGAAAACCAAACAGACCTCAAAGACATTTAACCCTTTATAAAACTAACAATAATAGATTTTATAGTAAACTACAATCAATTATTGAATCCGGGTTAACTCCCGAATATAAAATAATTAAAAGTGATTTAACTGAAGAAAAATCTTTTGAATATGAAAAATATTTTATTGAGTTAATTGGCAGAATTGGAAATAATGGAACTTTAACTAATTTAACTAATGGTGGTGAAGGAAGTTCGGGGTTTATTAAAACTACTGATACTATAAATAAATTATCAGTATCAATACAAAAAAATTATAGTAAAACATTAACAATAAGAAAAGATGATTTTATTGAAAAATCAATCAAAATACACAATAATAAATATGATTATTCATTAGTCGATTATAAAAACACATATTCAAAAGTTAAAATAATTTGTCCAATTCACGGAACTTTTGAACAGGGGTTAAAACCTCACTCAAATGGACAAGGATGTCCTTCGTGTTCAGGGAATAAAAAATTAACCAACACTACTTTTATTGAACTGTCAAATATACGATTCAATAATTATTATAATTATTCAGATGTTAAATATATTAATAATAGAACTAATGTTTCAATAATTTGTCCAATTCACGGAACATTTCTACAAACTCCAGAAACTCACTTAAAATCAAATGGTTGTCCTAATTGTTCTAAACATAGAAAAAAAGACACCGAATATTTTATTACAAAATCTAACATAATACATAATGGTTATTATGGTTATAAAAACTCAATATATACCGGTATTTTTAATAAATTAATAATAACTTGCCCTATTCATCAGGATTTTGAACAATCCACAAAAAATCATATGTCGGGACAAGGATGTAAACAATGTTCAATAAATAAAAAGAAAAAGGAGACCTAAATCTCCTTTTAATAAAATTACTTTACTTCTTCATACTCTACGTCTGAAGCCGAATTACCCGAATCATTATTTTCACTCTCATTTACACTATTGTATAAATCTTGAGTTATGGATTGGAATTTTTGGGTTAATTCATCCATAAGTGTTTTACAACTTTCAACATCTTTATTAGAATGAGATTCTTTCAAAGTATCAAGAAGAGTTGTTATTTCTGTTTTTTGTTCTTCAGAAATCTTACCCTCTAAATCAGTTAAAGATTTACCTGTTTGGAATATCAGGTTGTCCGCAGAATTTAATGTATCCACATCCTCTTTAAGTTTTTTGTCAGCCTCAGCGTTTTCTTCAGCTTCAGCTCTCATTCTTTCAATTTCTTCTTGAGATAAACTTGATGAAGATTCAATTCTAATTGATTGTGTTTTGTTTGTGGCTTTATCAACCGCAGAAACATTAATTATACCGTCCGCATTCACATCAAATACAACTTCTATCTGAGGAGTTCCCCTCATCGCCGGTGGTAATCCATCTAAATGGAATCTACCCATTGTTCTGTTGTCTTTTGCCATTGGTCTCTCTCCCTGCAGAACGTGAATTTCTACACTTGGCTGGTTGTCAACAGCTGTTGAGAACACTTGTGACTTTTTGGTTGGGATTGTGGTATTTGCCTCAATAAGTCGTGTTAAAATACCACCCATTGTTTCAATACCTAATGAAAGTGGTGTTACGTCTAATAACAACACGTCTTTCACATCACCAGCCAATACACCTCCCTGAATAGCCGCACCCAAAGCGACAACCTCATCCGGATTAACACCTTTTGATGGTTCTTTACCAAAGAACTTCTTAACCGCATCTTGTATTGCCGGGATTCTTGTTGTTCCACCAACAAGGATAATCTCATCAATATCGGAAACTTTAAGTTTCGCGTTTTTCAATGCCGTTTTACAAGGGTCAATAGTTCTTTTGATTAACTCAGAAGCAAGTTGTTCAAACTTCGCTCTTGTTAATGTTTTCACCAAGTGTTTTGGTCCGGTCGCATCAGCACTTAAATAAGGTAAGTTGATTTCAGTTTGGGGTGATGAAGATAATTCAACCTTCGCCTTCTCAGCACCTTCTCTTAACCTTTGTAATGCCATAGCGTCTTTTGAGATGTCTAATCCACCATTATCGTTCTTAAATTCCTCAACCAAGAAATCAATAATGACTCTGTCAAAGTCGTCCCCTCCTAAGTGAGTGTCTCCATCGGTAGATAATACCTCAAATACACCACCACCTAAGTCTAATACTGATACATCGTGAGTTCCCGTTTTGTTATCGTTAGGCTCTTTATCCTAACCTCTATGACTTTCATCGTAGTCCAGACTATATCTTAATAGATGTAAAAAACTTTTTTACAAGTTCCACCTATTATCGGTTTTCGTGGGTATTTTTTCTTAAATACTAAGATTACTTTACCTAGTCGTTGAACGTTCATCTTATCACTAAGACACTTCGCTGCGGATTTCCCAATTTTAACTTATTTTACCATACCTGAGTAGTTAATTCAGCCACTATACATATCACTATTATAGTTTGGTTAGTCAAACTCTAAGGGGTTCCCCGTCAATTTACCGATTTTTAATTTTACATATTAATAAATTAATACGCGGAGGCGTGAATTTCACCACCGCAGTCAAACACAACAATTTTACTATCACCTTTTTTGTCTAGACCATAAGCTAACGCTGCGGATGTCGGTTCATTTATTATACGACGAACATTTAATCCGGCAATTTCACCAGCTTCCTTTGTCGCCTGACGTTGGGCATCGTTAAAGTAAGCAGGAACGGTGATTACAGCTTCAGTTACCGATTCACCCAAATAGTCCTCAGCTGTTTGTTTCATTTTTTGTAAAATGATTGCTGATAATTCTTGTGGTGAATATTTTCTATCATCAATCAGCACTCTTGGTTGAGAACCTTCGTTAATGACAGAATAAGGGACTTTGTCAATCTCTTTTTTACTTTCGTCATAGGTAGAACCCATAAAACGTTTGATAGAAGAGATTGTTTTTGTCGGATTGGTTACCGCTTGTCTTTTTGCTGGGTCACCAACTTTTCTTTCTCCGTCGTTGATGAAACCGATGATTGAAGGTGTTGTTCTTTTTCCTTCTGAATTTGCGATAATTACGGGTTCGCCTCCCTCCATAATGGCACAACACGAATTTGTGGTACCCAAATCAATTCCTAGAATTTTTCCCATAGTTTAATAAGTTTTGTTAAAATATATGTGTTTATTTTTAATGTGTCAAGCACACTTCCATTATATTAAAAACTATACCAAACTAAAAACCATGACATATTGTCAGGTTAAATTGTTATTATGTCAGGTTGATTACATTCTTTCTTTTATGTCTTCCAACATACTCTCATCAAACTCAACTCCGTGTCTTTCTTGGAAGTGGTCTAATAATGTACGGATTGATTCGTAGTATCCTTTATCTTGTAATAATAGGTAAGCCCCCAAGTCAGCTTCCAACTCATCCTTAGCGTCTCTTGGTCCATCGTGACTTAATAATACGTGGGTAACCTCGTGAGCCTCAATAAATTTTAATAAACTTTTAGCATCCGGTTGTCCCGTCAATATCTCACCATCAATAATGATTAGATTCTTACCGGGAACCATAAACCCAAACCCATATTCTTCAAAATATTCTTTAACTTGTTCATATAGTGGGTCTTCCTCAAATACTACAACAACCGTAACACCATCCAAAAATTCGCTGGTGTATTCCAATTGAGTATCCTCTTTGATAATCTTTTTATATTGTGATTCAGTAATAATTAGTTTCATATTTTATCAACCTTAGCTTTAAATTTAATACCATTTGTTCTTAATATATAAACTAATCTATGATATTGGATTGAATCCGTCATTGTTATTGAAAATGGTTCCATTACCTCAACATTAAAGACTTCTTTTTGTTGTTTGGTTCCCGTAATACCTTTTAACGCATTTAAGTTCTCCTCATCCCAAAAGATACCTTCTTCAATTTTTTTCATCTGAGACTCTGTAATTATTAATTTCATATTGATAAATAGTTTGAAATTTCATATCATTACATAAAATCTTTCATTATGATAAAAAATACCACACCTTACATCGGAAAACTTAGATTAAAATTTGAGAAATTCCCCGAGTACACCGGAAAATCAAAATTAAATAAAATCCATTTGGATTTAGGATTTACAAAATTGGTTTCAAGAATCACACCCGTTAGAACATCCGCAGGATGGGTAATCAATCCCCAATGTAAATATCTTATTGATAGACATACCAATGGTAAAATTGACTCCCACTATTTTGGTGATACACCTGATTTAAAAAGAGAACAACATTTACCAAATTCATTTTTAACTAAAGACGATAGATATGTTGGTGATATTGAAAGAGGTTGGTGGTATTACAAAAACAATATGAAGGTATGTGAAAAATACCATCACGGAGTTGCTGAAGTATATGATGATAATAATGAACTAATTGGATATCACGGATACACTCACAGAGGTGGTCAAACATTTAAAATTGGTGATAGATTATTTGACCCATTTTATAAACCATTTTCAGAGGACTACGAAGAGTGGGAATGGGCTGGTTGGGAAAACAGATATCTTAAGTTATATGACGAAGGTGATGACTTAGATAAAAGATGGATGATTAAATCCGGAATTGCTTATGTAATGCCTTACAATAAAAGAGGTAGAAAAATTATTGAGAATTTTGAAGAATGTCTGCAAGCAGCAATCAATATGTCTAAGGAACTATCTTAAAATAAAAAACCCCTCTTTTTGGAGGGGGGTTAGTTTATTACTTTAATAAGTTATAGTATTCTTTGAAGTGTTTTATTCTATCAGGTAATCCGATAGTCGCACCATTTACTCTTTTTGTAACCGCAGTTACTGTAGCATCATCCGCTCCTTTATCACAGATAGCCCATAATTTATTTGAGTCAAAGAAGAATGCCGCTGAAGCCAATGGATATTTTGTCGCAACCAAATCAGGGTTTGCGATAGTATCTTCTCCAATGAATTTTGCGAAGTTTTTATAGTTATCTTTTCCTGTTAATTGGATATAACCTCTTCCTCTGAATTTAAAACCATCTTTTGTTGATTCATCTCCATTACCCATTCTTCCACCATATACCTTTGATGCAATTTTTTCAGGGTTTCTTGCGTAAGATTCTGCTAAGTTACCAGGAAAGTATTTTGGGAATATCTTTTTAAGACCATCCGCAGAATAGTTAACATTTTCTGATACCGCTTTAAATCCACCTGATTCGTGACCACATTGAGCCAAGAAGTGAGCCAATCTTAATGGGTTAGTAATATTGAATTTTTTTGCAGTGTCAGGAATCTGAGCGATTACCGCATCCGGAACGTGACCTTTTAAACTATCAAGTTTAAATCCACTTCCTGAAGGTGCCGCAGAAATAACAATATCTTCTTTTATCACTTCACCAGCAAACATTTTTGCCCAAGTTCCATCACCAACAATTCCGTCAGCAGTTAATCCATTTTTGGATTGCCATTCTTTAACCAATTTTTCTGTACCAGGTCCAAAAGTTCCGTCCGCAGCGGTTCCTAATTTAGCCTGTAGTTTTTTAACATCGTCTCCTTTTGAGCCTACTTTTAATAACATAATTTTTAATTTTACAATTGTTTATTTATTCATAAATATCTTAATATCCGATTGAAGTTGAATTTGAATAACCGGTGTTTACAATATAATAGTTTGATGACCCCCCACTTACCGGTGAATTTATAGTTATACTTTGAACTCCCGGATACGTTGTTCGTAAATCAGTTGTTGAGGTGTTAATGGTATTATATTCAGTTGGTGTAAAAATCCTTATATTAGGTAATGGTGAATACCAACTAGTGAATCTACCTATTTTCCGCATAAAAATGTAATACGTGTCAGATATATCAATTTTACCGTCATTATTTACATCATATTTATAATAATCCATTGCGGTGAACGTTCTTGAAATTGCTTTAGAATTTGCAGTATAAGCATCAGTATTTTGTACAGTTATTGAAGGTGTTGGAGTATCGATTTGTAGGTACCATTCAATTGAAGGATTGGTAATCTCATTTACGGTATATTTCCCACTTGAGTCTGTGTAAATGGTTTTATATAATACCCAAGGACTTGTTGTTAATATATAATCAAATTCTAATACATAATTTAATGAGTTATTATTATTTAAATCATTCCATAATCCTCCACCAACAAATTGTATGTAGTCTTCACCTCCGGAATTATTAGGTTCACCACCATTCCAATTGGAATAAGGGTATACTCCAAATCTCCAAGCTGTTGACATAAAATTTCGATTCATCTCATCCGCAGTCAATGCGTTAGAATAAACTTGAAAATCACCTAATCTGAAGTTACCGTATGCACCTGACCCCATATTTGTAAAATCAGATAAACCTATTGCATAATATAATCCGTTACCATTATAATATGGTGCTTGTCTATCGGTTGTAAGGGTGGCAAATGCAACACCGTCTTTATATCCGGTTAATGTTGTTCCATCATACGTAAATCCCACTAAATGCCAAGTATTTAAGGTAATGGATGTTGAAACTTGTACCATTGCGTTATTCCATATCCCACATCTAAGAGTGTTCCCCCCGGTGATTTCTATTTGAGAATCGTGCCATCCCGAAGAAGTATTCCCAACACCTAATTCGTCAACGATTACTCCATTTCCTGTTGGATAGACCCAAACTAATAAAGAAACTTTTGTTGATGTAAAATTTGATGCTAAATTTCCTGTAATACCGTATTGATTTGACCCATTGAAGGTCAAATACTTTCCTCCCGTACTAGTATAAGTAGGTGAATTATATAATGTTGTATTTATACCTGATTTTATATCGGTTAATATATTTCCTGAAGAATAAGAATTAACATCATAATCTGAAACTTGATTAGTTGTCACATAATTTTCTGTCCATCTCCATCCACCATTAGGTTCTGAATAAAATGCCCCTGTTTTGTCTTGATAGTACCCAATCCAACCACTCGGCCAAGTATTATATACAAATGTATTTTCAGCGGCATTTGACATAGTAACTAAATGACCATTCATTGCTGAACAATTGGATTGTGCCTGAGTCCAAGTAGCTGTTCCGGTAGAACGATAATATGAATGTCCATTATAATTGGTTTGTGAAGTAAAACCGTTTAATGTTGGGGTGATTCTTTGGTATAATTTAACCGCAACATTTTGAGCACCAACACCATTAGCATTATAGATGTATCCTGAATATGTGAAATTTTGACCCCACATAAAGGATGTTATTAAAAATAATATATAGTATAATTTTTTCATTAAAAATCAGACAACGCTTCTTGAATACCTTTTTTAAGTGCCGATGAAAATGATGATTTTTCAAATGGAAGATTTTCATCTTGTAACTCAATAAATGTTGCGCTAACATCGGTATTTGAATCCCCCTGTCCATAATAGTCATCACCATCAATTGTTATTTTTAACTTAACTATTGTTTTTTTTCTTTTCTTTTCAAACGGTCCTAAAGCAATTCCTGTTGAAGGTGCTTCAATACTTTGTATTAACACAACCACCGGTTTCCCGTTTTCACAAATACTATGATTCATAGATAAAACTTCTTCGGTGATTTGTTTAACACCCATTGTAAATCTTTTAGGACTAATTCCTTCAATCTCACCATTATTCTGAACATCTGTTACAGAATAACATTTTTGAGAATAACTTGTTGTAATAAACAACAATCCGATAAGTAATAAAATTTTTCTCATAAAAATGTTTTAGCTCCAATTAGAACTTGATAATTTAATATTTGGTCGTTTATCTGTTGAACACCACTGAAACTTAAATTAAGTTTAAATTTTTTGGTTATTTTATAATCAACCGCAGTGAATGGTACCACTAATACACCTGATTGATACCATATACCTTGGTAAAAATAAACGTATGGTGAATATACAACAACACACATAGTGGTTAATCCTATTTTTTTATTAACTTTAAATGTACCGATAATTCCCGCTAAAGAAGATATACTTTGAAACTTTGAGGTACCTAAATTACCTGTCGTTAAATTAATACCTAATGTACCTGTAATTTTCTTACGTTGGTATGATTCCATAATAGAAGTGGTATTAAATAAATCTTTTTGGAAATTCATCATAGTCGAATTAGCTAAAATTGTTGTAAATTTCTTACGTCTATATGACATAAATAATGTAACATTTGAATTATTAACGTTACTTGTAAAATTAATTAACGCACCTTTAGCAAATGTGTTTTTAGTATTTGACATAATAATACTACTATTCACTTTAAGTTGCGTTGGACTTGACCCATTCCCACTTGAAATAGTTACAATATCTCCGGTCATCATTAAACTACCTTTTTTAACTGTAGCAACCTTACTTTTTGTTGAAGACGATGTTGTTGCGTTCATACTTTGAAGTGAATTTAATTCATCTTTAGTAGATTCTTCTTTATCATTTTTTTCTGTAACATCGGCCTTAACTGAATTAACTCCACCTGTAATGTTATTCCCACTACTATTATTCGATGGTGTCTCAGAAACATTTTGCCCTTGAGTTTCGTGATTTTCACTTACAACTTGTAAATTTTGATTATTTCCACCACCATTTTGTAAATTTTGATTACTCGTGGAGTTATTAGTATTTGATGTTGTGGAATTATTAGTATTTGCTGTCGAATTATTACCGGAACTTACCGGATTATTTGATGAAACACCATTATTACCCTGATTATTAGTTATTTGAGACCCTGTCTGATTACCGGAACTTGCCGGATTACTTGATGGTTGGTTGGTGGCAACTTGAGGGGAACTTGATGGGTTTGTTATAGGTGACTCAGACGTTTGTTCACCTACTGAAGTCGTGTTATTTGAACCCCCAACTTGTTGAGACCCATTTGAATTGGTTTGAGACATAGATTGTTGATTATTTGATGACTCATTGTTATTGGTTTGTTGAGTATTAGTTACAGATGATTGAGACGATAGATTTCCTGTTGAAGTTGTGTTAATTGAACCTGTATTTCCGTTAGAATTCGTTGAATTTCCGGAGTTATTAGATTGTTTTCCTTCATTTTCATTATTATTTGATGATATTTTTTCATCAGCCTGTATAACACCCTGAGGTGAACCTCCCATCATAGTTGACATAGAAGACATTTCTTGGGTCATATTTGACATTGTGGTAACTTCGGACAATGTTGATAATACCGTTGTTAGTACTGATATGTTATTTTGAGTAATTGACACGTTCATTGTTGTATTTTGAGATAAACCAACTCCACTACAAGGACCTGATGGGTTTGTCGAATTAACTTGGTTAATCCATTGTTGAAGAGCTCCTGATTGTAATTGTGATGGTGCAAAAGTTTGAACTTGACCACCATAAAATAAGGCTACATCCCCCGTGGGATTATCTATATAAATTTCCTTTGTTTTCGATGTGCAGGGGTCATCGTATGAATATACAAACCCCTGTCCCATCGAATAAAGTGACGAGATTAAAAAAAGAAATAATAAAATACCTTTTTTCATCATCATTTTTTTAATTTACAATTATCAAAATGCCATCTATAAGCATTTGAGGGTTGGCATTCAAATTGGCAATGAGGGCACATTATTTTAGATTTTGGGTATGAATAATTTTTTTTATCTAATTTTGGTTTTTGCATTTTTATGATGGAATCTTCCCTATGTTTAAAACCTGTTAATGTTTGAGATAATTTAGTTTTAGATTCTTCAGTCCATATTCTACCTGGTTTGCCTTTTTTATTTAAACTTAATTGGTATTGTCTTATTTTTTTTTTGGTCTCTTCTTTTACTATCACACCAAACCCACCATCACCACCATTAGTCATATTAACTAAAGTACCTTCGTTTAAATCTTTTCTTCCATAAAGTTTAATAAATTCGGTTTCTTTTATACAGGCCTCACCCCAAGTTAAATCCTCAAACATAATTTCAACCTCATAACCAATTTTAGAAATATTTTTCCAAAATTGACTTCTATGATGATGTTTTTCGTAAGCTCTTTTTTCAGTTTTACCTATACCAATATAAAAAACTTCATTTTTATCTAATCTAATGTGTCTATAAACTATCGCCATTTTTATTCTTCCTCTTCTTTACTAATTAAATTTTTTGCCATAATTATTTCAGGGGTATCATTTTCTTCATCCACCTTTTTAATTAACATTTTATCTCTGTCCTCAGAGTTGAACCAATAATCCACAACTTTATTTAAGTTACCGACAAAGGCCCCTAATAAAATTAATAACATTTCTTTCCAATCTTCACCAATTTTTGCCTCTAAAAATACACCCGCATTGATACCAACAATGATTAGAGTAAATAATCCTAATACAATTGCCGTGATTCTCCAACGATTATTTTGCATTTCTAACAACATAAAGTAGAATCTATTTTTATCATCTACTACAGGTGTTGTTTTATTAACACCTAAAAATTTTCCTAATTTACCCATAATTTATTTAACTCTTAAAGACACCTTTTTTTATTAATTTAGTTATTACTCTTGACGATGCCGTTTCAAGAGCTTTTTTTGTTGATGTACCAATTGTTGATTGGTTAAATTTAATTTCGTCAAGACCATCTAATAATGACGCTGTTTTAATAGTTGATGCCTCACCTAATCCACTACCTGTGAAAATCTCTCCGGTTTGAGCGTCAACAAATCTAACTTGTAAACCTAATCTTGTAGTTTGTGTTGTTTTTGAACCATCTCTCATTTTAATTTGTTCATCTTCCGATACCGAAAAATCATAAACTTCAATATAAACAAAGTAGTTTGCTAAAATTACATTACCTTTAACTTCTATCTTGTTACTAGATATACCTTTATCAGACGCTTTGTCTTGGGCAATCATTTTATTTTTGATTTCCGCTTTATCTTCGGTAAATTTAAATCTATCTGTTGATTCTAAAAACTCTAATACAATGTTTGCAACTCCAAGTCCAACACGTTTGTCTTTTAACTCAGGATACATCTCGTATAGTTCTTCGTTTATACCGATTTTTAAGACCTGTATTGGAATAACAATATCTCCGGTATAATTACTTACCACATCAATAGATTGTTTCTTCTCAAAGTCGGCACGATACTCTTCAGTTTTTGCTGAACCAATAGTTTGGCTAAAAGAGAAGAAACTAACCAATAATGTTGTTATTAAAAATAACTTCTTCATCTTACCAAGGGTCTTCTTCCTTTGGTTTATCTTTTTTAGGTGCTTCGGTTGGTGTGGCAGCTTGTTTTTCAATTATACGTTCTTTAACAATCGTATTTGTTCCACCACCACTTTGTTTTTGTTGATTTGTGTTATTGTTGGCAACATTAACGACAATAGGTGCTGGTGCAGCTTGTTCTGTTTTAGCCCCATTTTCTTCTTCAGAGTGACCCCCGAAAAGCTGTGTACTTAACCAAACACCTCCTCCCGCTACCACAGTAGTTAAGGTTCCGATTATTGTTTTTTTCAACCCAGACCAAGTTCCGTCTGATTCAGGTGCATTTGTTTCTTCTGACATTTTATTTAATTTTTATTGTTTATTTTCCTTATATAGGCTATGGGGTCTTAACGACCCCGTGAATTATTTTTTAAGTATAATTTTTGATGTAACAGGTAAATCTTTTTTTCTTAACACAGCAACGTATTCACCACTTGGTAAATAACCTAAACTTGTCATATAACAGTATTCTCCCTTTGGCATTGATTTATCAACAATAACCTGAAGTTCTTTACCATCTAAAGAATATAGTCCTAACCAAGTGCTACCGTTTTCAGTAACTCTAAACTTAACATTTACTAAATCCTCAACAGGATTTGGATAAACCATCATATCACCTGTTAATTCTCCAATTTCCCCAACTTTCATAATTGTAACAATTCCATCAGTTGGTGTAATTTTAAGGTCTTTAGCGGTAGTATCACCAGCATATTTTCTTGTAACATATAAAGGACTTACACCCCAATCACTTTGAATTTGTTTAGAAATGAATTGTAGAGTAAAGGCCAATTCATTGTCTTGTAACAATTTCGTGTTTAGAGTTGGGTCATATCCACCCCATTCAACAACGTTTCCATTAGGATTCATAAATGATATCCAACTTCCAATTTTTGATTCAGTTTTAATACCTCTAAAATCTAATAAGTCACTATTAAAGTTCATAGCTAATTGTAACGAACCTAATTGTTGACCATTTGTTTTAACAGAAACTGGAACTTCAACTAAATTTTCTGTGTTTACTGTTAAGTTAGGGTAATGAACCTCAATTGTGTTTAATGAGTTATCGTCATATGTCGTTGTAACATCAATGATGTGTAACGGTGCATTAGCAGGGTTTAAAATTTCAATTGGTGTCATACGAGCCATTTGGAATCCTGTACCGTTAGCATCTCCCGGAGCCGCTACGTAGAATGTCACTGTGTTTCCAGCACCCGGTAAGATGTTGAACACTAAATCAGTTACACCCGGAATTGTAGATTGTAAAGATGATGATGAACCGTTAATTAAAGCGTATTCTGAAGCTGAGAAGAATTTAACATCTTTAACCAAGTTAGGCCAAGCCGTGAATCTTCCTGATACTCTTCCAAATACACCATAAACATCGGATACAGTAATGTTATTATCACCATTTACGTCAGCAGTGTAAAAATCAAATCCTGTAGGTACATCTTGACCTAACACGAATCTATTGATTTTTTGTGAATCAGACACAGAGATAATATTTCCTGTCGCCAATGTTGACCCATCAACTCTAATTCTAACATCCCAACTTGTGATATCTATCGGTAAGTTTGTAAATGTAAAGTTACCAGCAACATCAGTTGTTGAAGTTGTTACTGTCGTCCAAGATGAGGCAGTCATTAATTTTTTCTCTAAAATAACAGGGATGTTTTTAGCACCTGAACCAGTTACGTTAGTGAATGTTCCACTATACGAGAACAATTGTTGTAAGAATACACCACCAAAGTTTTGTAAATTCAATGCGTAATCCATACCCGCTTGAGTCGTAGCCGTTTGTGGGAATGTTTGTACACCTGAAAAAGTCATTGGTGTTGTAGACGTTAACGATGCGAAACCTGCAACGTGAGTTAAGTTTAACTTAACAAACGCACCATTCGGTATTGTAAACGAGGATAAGTTTCCAGTATATGACATTGTAATTGTCACATAACCCGAAGCAGGGTTATCTACGAATTGTAGATACTGTGCATAAGAAGTATTCAATGATGTTACAGTAGAAACACCTGAAAAGGTATTTTTGTCGTAAAACACCCTGAATTGTGCTGCCGTAATAAGTTGTGATGTGTTGTTATAAAAACACAGACCAACATCTGTACTACCTGCAGCCGTTGTTGCTAGTTGATAGGTGGCATCAAGTGTCACAAAAGCTCCTGTTGTTGTAGGAGTTGGACAAACCTGTGCCGAACCTATTAAACCAACAAACAAAAATAGTAAGGTTACTAATTTTTTCATTTAGGTTTTTTTTATTTAAATTTATTTACTCTGATGATAAATATCATTAAATGGCGATATAGAACCATTCTAAACTATTTATTTAAAAAAAAATATGAAACATTTTGTAGTATTACTTCTACTTTTTATTAATTATAACGTTATAGGACAAGTAAAAATTGATGATGTAGGTGATGGGTGGGTCAATAAAGTTAATCAAGCGTTAAAATTGATTAAACAAATTGATAGTGAGAAATATGACACGTTAATTGAGGTTTGTGACCACATAACCTTTTGGAATGGGAATTTCTCAACAACTGAAGACAGTCATACAATTATGATATCCCAATCGGATATACTAAGGGGTTCTGTTAATAATGTTGCAGCAGTTTTAGTTCACGAATCACGACATTTATATTTTAGAAAACACGGAATTAAAATGAAAGAAATTGATGAAGAAACAATGTCTTACTTATATGAATTACAATTTTTAAAAAAGATTCCGGGTGTAGAACAATTTTTAATTGATAACGCAAAAAAAAGAATAATTAACCCCAAATAAAAAAGGTTACTTTACAGTAACCTTTCTTGTGACCTTCTTGGTTCTAACCACCGGTCGTTTGTATTTTATTTCGACCTCATAAGGTCCAAATTTAGTTTTTGAAGTGTCATATCTCCAAATAACTGTTTCATCAGGGTCATCATAAACTTGTTCCCACTTTTTTCCTAATTCTTTGCTCATTATTCTTTTAATTTATTTTTTACCTACAAAGGTAATTAAAAAAATAACATTACCAAATTATTAGATATTATTTTTATAAATTTTAATTTTATCTATTATTTCATAATCTTTATTAATACCCTTATTAATTAATGTTTCATACCCAATTTTTTTATTTAAAAATAAAATACCTTTATTTAAATCATCGAAATATTTTTTTAACCCATCTCTCCCAATAAATTCTTTTATTTCGTTATTAGGACATTTTACAATATACTTACACGCATTATTATTTTTTGTTTTACTATTATTTTCCGAGTGTTTTTGTTTTTTCTCTTTCGACCACGTCATATTTCTATTATTATTATTTTTTTTTATTAGAAAATAACCTTTAGACCCGTTTTTATACATAATAGAATCAGGACTAATTCTAAATCTACCTTTTAATAATAGAGTATCATTTAACTCATTAAAATATTTATAAACATTTTTAGTACCCACCAAACCAATAATGTCACCATAAGGTGTCTTAATTGAATATTCAATTGATAATGTTTTAACTATTTTATTAATCTCATCCTTGGTCCTTTTAACACCTTTTTTATTATGTGGGTTAAGTTTGTAAAATTTTTTTAAACTTTCACTAGTTTTTATTTTATTTTCATAAGAAGCCATAGAATCTTTGAATTTTTTAGAGTTCTTCAAAGAATTTGATAGATTTTTTTTATTTTCATCAGTCCAAACATACCCACTTTCACCTTCACCACCATTTGTTAAATTTATTAAAGGCTCTTCATTTAAATCTTTCCTACCGATATTTTTAATAATTTCTCGTTCAAAATCTAATGATTCATATTCAAATAAATAATCTTTAATTTTTATAACAATAGGTTCTAAACCACACTTTCTAATACTTTTAATCTTATTATACCTTATCTTAGATTTAGTGTTTGAACTTTCATATAAATGAAAATTTAGTCTATTACCACAACCTTTACCAACATAAAATGGTTCATAATTAAATGTTAAATTATTATATGTAAAATTACCTTGTTTTCTAGGGTCTAAATAGATATATACATAAAATTTTTTTTTCATAATTAAATAACCAACCCTTTTTGGAATATAGGTTTATTATAAATATATATAAATTAGTAAAAAATCATATTTCCTTTAACTTATTATAAGCACGACTTAATCTTGTTAAACCAATTCCTCCACCAAATCTGGGGTTAAAATCTAACGATAGAAATTCCTCCAACTCCTTTTCAACCCTTTCTTTACCAAATAACTCAAATAATTTTGACGCATACTCACCATCAGATATTGTATAAAATAAATCTTTCATTCTTTCTTTATCCGAAGAACGCTCAGCCGAACCAATAGTTTCTTGACCAAATAATATAACATCAACTTTATTAAATGTCCCCCCATTATTTTCTTTCATATTAAAAAATGGACTTGTTCTGATTGGGAAATTTTGAAGGGAGATTACATCACCTTTTTCTTTCCACATTCTTGACTCGTGTTCGTCTTCCAAAATAGATACTCCGTCATATTCTTCACAAACATCCTCGTAATTTACTTCAACCGGTGACGAGAACCCTAAATATTGTAATAATTCTTGTTCTAACTCAATTAAATCTTTCATTATACCTTTTGATTCAAATTCAAACATTGGGAAGATATTGTAATGTCTCCCCGGGATTGGGGTTTTCTCTTCTCTATAAGAAGTGGAAATACAAAATACCCCGTCCCATTCAGGATTTTTTAATAATTCCAATTCCAACCACATTTGTCCGGTCTGTGGTAATGGCCAAATTTTCCCCTCAAATTCAAATGTTTTAACAGAATGTGGGTTTTCACACGCAGCTAAAATAGATAATCTTGATTGGGTAGGAACTTCAATAAAATTCTTTGTTACAAAGAATGTTCTTAATTTTTGTACCAATTCGTGGTAAGTTTTTGTGTCTTTCATAGTTTTATATTTAGTTTTAATTGTTTACGTATGGGCAAAAAAAAGTCCCTAAAATAAAATAGGGACTTACTTGTTAAGTAATATAATTGTTCGGCGTGTATAATTCATATCGTTTCATTGGTAATAAATATACTATATTCAGATAAAAAGTCAACATATTTTACTTTTTTATTAATACGTTTATAGTTATAGTATGAACGATAACCAAAAAGCCCAATTGTACAGCAACTTAACATATAGTTTTGATAAGTTAGCTAATGAAATCTCCTCAATTAAAGGAGAAAGTATTGACCTTAATCCTAATCAGTTACTTAAAATTAAACAACTCCAAGAAGAACAAGGAAGAATAATGGCTCAGTTGCAACAGATTATGAATGATTAATAAATAACCTCACTTAACGGTGGGGTTTTTATTATATAAACTCTACTTCGTTTGTTTCCGGATTCCAATCAACAGTCATTGGTTTTTGAGTGTAGACGTATCTTTCATCTAAAACCGCAGAATTAAAGTGATGTGTGTCCCCTTTTCTAACGTAACCGTAACCGGTATGCAAGTGACCACAGTTATGAATTTTAACATTCATTCCCACTAATCTTTCAGCCAATAACTCACATCCCAAATTATCGTGTCTTCTACCATCAACGGTATCTAAGATTCCGAACGCTGGTCCGTGAGTCAAAAGTATATCACAATCATCAGGTATTCCTTCCCATTTAGCGGCCAACTCAATACCATTTTTAGGAAGATTAAACGCCCAATCGTGGAACCAAGGCTGCCAAGGACTACCGTAGATTTTAACTTCTCTTTCATCACCAACTTTGATAACCAATTCACTATCTTGAAGATATGTGATTCCGGAGTAGAAATCTAATATTTCTTTTACCTTCTCAACATTATCTTGGAAACCCCAATCGTGATTTCCGGAGATGAATACCTTATGAGTGTAACCTTCTATGTTATTAAACCACTTACAGAACTCTCTGATTTCGTGTTCGTAACCCATAGACGATATATCCCCACTATGGACTAGTAAATCTCCACCAGGTAAATCGGTAGTTATTTGTTTGTGCTTGTTGTGAGTATCAGAAATCAACGTCAATCTAATTTTTCCCATAATTTCTTTATTTTTTAGAGGCCATTCTTTTGCCTTATGTCTTGTTGAATGTCCTTTTGTTTCTTCAATCATTTTCATCGTCTTCTTCTTCGTCTAGCATATCATCACCATTATAATCCGGATGATTTCTTTTCATATAATCAATTCCTGAAACCCATAGAATTATGACTAAAGAGAGTGATAACCCAATTATTATTGTTAAAATTAATTTAATACCCATTATAGTTTAAATACATTGAAAGGTGGTGGTTTAATTAAAAAAGTTCGCTCAATCCCACCATTTTTCTATTTCCGACTCCATTATTTTGAATAACAATTTTCTTGCTCTATCGTGATTTATGTAACCGATATTCATTGCGATTCTTTGTTTTTTATCGGTACTAACGTTATCGTGGTCTCCTAACGGAAATATACCTTCACCATTTAATACTCTTTTGTAGATTAGTGGATATTTTTTGAAGTAATCATCAAAATTTTCTTCTAATAATCGTGATTCCCAAGAAGAATAACCCAGTTTTTCATCAATATCCTCAAACCAATGTTTTGTTTTGTGATAATCAGAGTATTCTGAAGAATAAAACTCATCTTGAACTAACCCCATCAACTTTACACACAATCTCATTCTTTTAGCGTCTTCTTGCGCTCGTGTGTGAAAATCTCTACGACCAATATAATCCGCTTGTCCTGATAATTTGTGTTTCATTATCTCAAAGATGTAATGACTATCCCAATTTCGGTCTTTCCATATGATTGGAAACCAATAAATTAGGTTCTTTACACCCATTTTGATGTATTTATGGTAATATTGACCATCGTGATTCCACCACAATGGAATAAATCGTAATTTTCTCATAATCCACGATTCTTTTTCTCTCTTGTCCGCCCATTCGTCGAATATGTCTTTTTCTGGTTCCATTTCTAATATTTTTTTACAAAGATAATACTTTTTCCGTCTGAGACAAACAATTTTCATTAAAATCTCTGTTAAATGTGATTTTTAGGTCTTCGGTCATTTCAAAACGCCATTTGTTCATAAAATTATTGAATAGGTTAATACACCCCTCAATGTGTTTTTCTGTTTTGGATGAAAATAGCACTTTATTTACCCAGTTGAACTCTTGGTGAATTTGATAAACGTCCATTATTTTAATTTACCCATATTTTTAGACATAGATTGAAGTTGTTTCATCATTTGACCCATATCCGGCATTTTACTCATATCCGGCATTTGAGTAGGATTGAACCCACCTGGTGACATCCCTTTCATTTGAGTAAAAGTTTTAAATAAGGTTCTTCCGTACTTACCCCACCATTTATAGAGTAAAACTAACGTGGTTATCTGTAAAACCACAAAAATTGTTAAAATAATACTTAAATACATAATTTTTTTCTTTAATAATAATAAATGATTCTGTTTAAATCAAATACTCAATTGAAAATACCGGTTTTTTCACCTATATTTAATAATATGAAGAAAGCGTTTGAATTTTTTATCAATAACATCTTAAGAGACGACCTTAATCTACTATTTGGTGTGGATAGCGTGATTGTTGTTAATTTTATCAGATATTCAACCAATAATAAATGTTTCACAGTTGATTGTAAATTACTTACAACTGACCCTGAATTATGTAAAGAATCTTTTCCGGACGGATTAAATCATTTAGTGATTGAAAGTTGGAAATATATGGGTTATAAAGAAAATATTAACCTCACATCATCAATTGACCTTAAATAAATAGATGAACATCAGAATGGATTAATCCTTCCGACACAAATTCTTCAAACACGTTTTGAACGACCTCAGAAAAATTTCTTTTTGGGTCATTATTTCTAATTTTAGTTACTTCATTTGAGAATTCTTTGAATACTCCTGAAATGTGGGCAAAATAGTACATTTCCTCAACGTGTTCTTCGTTTGACATATTATGATAAAGGTTTTTGGGATTAATTTATAATTATAATTATAGTGAAAATTTGTTTTTTAATCAATAAGGTTTGATTTTTATTTTTATTTATATTACTATTATCAAAAACATTTAATTTTATGAAAAAAGTAGAAACAACAAGTAAAGTAAAAGTACATTACACAGGTAAATTAGAGGATGGAACAATTTTCGACACATCATTAACTGAAGGTCGTGAACCACTAGAAGTTCAATTAGGCGAAGGTCAATTAATTAAAGGATTTGAAACCGGATTAATTGATATGAATGAAGGTGAGAAAAAAACAATAGAACTTTCTGTTGAAGATTCTTACGGAGAACCAAGACCCGAATTTATTAATGAAGTTCCAAGAGCAAACGTTCCTGAAGGTGTTCAAGAAGGGGAAACTTTACAGGGTATGGGACCACAGGGACCTGTTAATGTAAAAGTGACTGCCGTAAATGAGGAAACGGTTACTTTAGACGCTAATCATCCATTAGCTGGTAAAAAGTTAATTTTTGATTTAGAAGTTATAGAAATTTCTGAATAATTTAAAAAGGGACGTTAGTCCCTTTTTTTATTTATACATATTTTTTACATCCTTTGGGTGGGACTTTTCATATTTTTTAATTACAGAACCGGCTTCAGAATTGGCGTCATTTTCACTTTTACTTCCAATATCAGCCCCTTTAGGGTTTTTTAAAATTGTTCTATCATATTCGTGATACCATTCGTGAGATAAAGTTCTCAATATATCTCGATTCATTCGACCTTTAGATAATATATGTAATTCATTATTATCAGTTCTAGACCCTGTTGTCATACCACCGGTTCTTTTACCAAAAAAAACAACTGTGATGTCATTTTTTAAAGGATATTCTTTTTGTAGGTATTTTATAAAATTATTAAAGAACCCATAGTTTTCTTTTGGAATATCAGAATCTTTATGTTTAATAGTAATTTTCATATTTATAAATATATTAAAATTTGTTAGTATTTATATATAAACAATTATTATGTCAAAAAGATTTATTATAACTGAAGACGAAAAAATTAATATTAAAAAATTATATAATATCTCAGAACAAGGTGTTATGGACATCGCATTAAATGCTGCTAACAATTATATCAAACAACAATTTAATCAACCAGGTGGGCCAAAATTTGATAACCCATTAACAAGTACAAACACATCAACAAGTACAAATACATCGGATTCATCATCTCTTTCAAAAATAACGGCAAAAGGTAATACACTTTTATCTAACCCAACATTTAAGAGTAAATTATCTGAAATATCTAAAAAAATAGGGATTAGTGAAGATTGCATAATTAAAGTTATGAATCACGAATCTAAATTAGACCCTTCAGTTAAAAATAGTATTGGTTGCGTTGGATTAGTTCAATTTTGTCCGGATTCAAAAGGAGGTAATAACAAAACAATTAATGGTAAACAATACGATTTATCACAATTAAGGAATGATTTAGGTCTTCAAATGGAAGCAATTGAAAATTTTTGGGTTGGTGGTAAAAATCAAGGTAAAATTAAAGAATGCGGCGATTTACAAATTTATAACTTTTTTCCGGCAGCGGCTGGAAAATCTGATGATTACGTATTACAAACTAAAGGTATGTCAGCAGAAAAAATTGCGAGTCAAAACCCTATATTTAATAGAACATTAGGTAGAGACCGAAACACCCCATTAACTGTTGGTGATATTAAACAATATCAACAAAAAACAGGTATCGCATAAAACAACAAAACCGACATCAAGTCGGTTTTTTTTATATTAAATGTAATAGAACATAACTTAATTTATATCCGGCAAAAGCTCCTAACGCCGACGGTATTGGGAATACAATTAACTTACCCAAGTCAGTTACGTATTTTGGTCTGTTAACAATCTTACCCATATAGAAGTAATATATTATATACCCCATTAAAACATCGATATCTGTTCGTGTTGCAATAAAAACCACTAAGGTAGCTCCTAAGAACCCAAAAGTAAAATTATCTCTTACACCTTCCCAAACTTCTTTGTTTGAGGCGGTTTCATACTCTTTTACGATTTTTTTAATTTTTACTTTATTCTTTTTAAAGTAATCGTGTTTACCCGATTCGGTATTTTGTTGTTCCGTCTGTTGATTCTCCATTGATTTCTGTTTCGGTTAATGAGGTTAAAATAATTCCACATTGATTTTTTAATAATATTGAAACCGCTGTGGATGTAATACCACCTCTTAACCATAGGGTGTGTAAGCTTCTTAAAATCTCAAATTCTGTTGCTTCGTTCATATTGTTTGTTTGTCTTTACCTTCGTATAAGGTAGTTATGTTAATTTTTCCTTCAGTTGCCTCAAATTGGTCTAAAAAATTAAGTTTAACTTGTTTGTTTAGTTCTTGCAAATTTTGTTCATCTAATTCTGTTGTTGTGAATTGTTCGTTTGTTAATTCACATAGGTAGAAGTGGTGATTCACATTGTATTGTTTTCCTCTGTAATTTAATGTGGATGGTTCCGACATTAGTTTCATTTCTTTTCCGGTTAATGGACTTTTCATATTATTTGTTCTCTAACCCACTCTTGTCTTCCGTCATCAACCAATGTTCTATTAACAATCTTGTCAATTTTCTTATCAATTTCCTCCAATAGTTTATCCGGTCCTTTATGACGAGACATATAGAATATATCGTTCATTTGATAATCCTCAAATTTAACACACAACTTAGCTGAACGAGTATATGTCTCAACAATCTCAATTTCTACAGGCATATAAACGTGAGGACCGATTTTACTCATTCTCTTATACCCATACTCTCCGTTTTCCATTGGAGGTGGTGGATTTAATAATACTCTTCTAGTTTTTGGTAGTTCACTACAAATGAATGCAACATACCTTTCCATTACACTTAATTCCATTTCTTTTATTTTTCTTTTTGGTGTTGGTTCATAATAATCATTTTCAAAATCAGGTTCAATATCTAAATTATATTCCATTCCGGTTTCATAGTTATTGGTGAACCATAATTTATATCTTTCTTTGTAAGTCAACTCCTCACAACAATTCTCACCCCACATTTGGTAGAACTCATCGTCAAACAATAATTTATCAATAAATTGCCATTTATTCCAAATTAAATCGGGGTCACCTTCAGAGGTGGTCATAAACTTTTCAAATAACTTATCCATTTTATTCTTTTTTTAATATGTCCCCGACATTAATGTCGGAGACATCCTTATATTTTGTTCATCCACAAGTAATATTCTGTGGTGTTTGATGACCCAACCGAGATGTCCACGAACTTGGTTCCCAATATGGTTCCATTTACAATGTTGTTAGATAATATTGAACCACTCAAATTACCCCAAGGCGTTTCATATAAACTTAAATTATAACCCGAACCCGTTGCCGTTAAGTGATACGTGGTTTGATACCCGTTGTAAGTGTAAGTTGATGAGGTTAAGAACACTAAAGTATCGTTAATTGTCATAACTTGACCCATCGGCCCAACTCGGTAATAAAATATACGCCAAGTTTGCCCAACCAATGATTGAGTTGTGATTGTTCCACCATTAGATGGTGGAGGAGTTACAATAATTGGCCCGGTGTTGTCAATCGGCCCTTCGTATTGAGGGGGAACTGAACAAGACCCTAATAATAATCCTAACCCTAATAATAATAGTAACTTTTTCATAATTTAATTGATTAATTCGTCTATATCTATGTTATTGTCCTCTAAAATGTTGTAAATTTCATCAAAAACAGCATCAATCCCGTCAAACACATCGTTATGTGTGTTATCAATATCTTCATATCTGTTTTGAATTTTCTTTCTTAAATTTCTTGTTATGTCAAATAATGCGGATGCCATATCCATAGATTTAACCGCTCTCAAGTGAGCCATTCTGTCATCGGGGTCGTTTAAGTTATACGATAATGTTGCTTTCATATTCTTGTTGTTTTTCAAATTGTTTTCTACCAATACATTTAGTTTCTTCTTTTGTTTCCCACAGACCACCTCTTTTTTCCGGTGGTATCATATGACAATTGTGGGACTTGTCGTGTTTCATTGAATGTCCGATAATCATATCGTTAAAGTGATTCCTAACTATCCAGGGACATTCTTTGCAAGATTTTTTGTTATCCATTTGTTATCAGAATTTAATAAATACTCACCAACAAAATCATTTCCTCTACCCCATTCATTGGGTGCGATAAGTGATAATGTTAATTCTTCAGCAAAGTTATATAAAAAATATGACTTTCCAACTATCGGCTCAAAAGAAATTTTAGATTCCCACACCATAATAGAAGTATTATACTCATCATACATCTTTTTAATCCGTTCTTTTATCTCTTGATGTTCCCTGTTGAAGACATCCATCATCTTTTTTGATGATTGTTCTCTAAATAAAGGGACATTAGGTAAGTCAAAACCTTGACCTCCGGCACTTGTTGGATACGACTTTAATTTTGCGTCGTAACCATCCTTTTCACTCCAAACAACTAAATCCGGTTTCTTCTCCATTTATTCAAATTTATCCACAACAACCTCAATATTCGCCATACGACTAATATCTTCACCAATACTAACACCGGTGCTTTGAAACTCACCTTTAACCGTAACAAAAATCGCCGAAGTCATTTTATTCTCAAATTGACCATCCTCACCAACGTCATACCTCTCAAACAAGGCGTAGTCCATAACCTCAAGGTCGGGATATAATGAATGTAATATCTTTTCAAATTTTTTCTGCTCCATAATACCACAAGTATAATAAAAATATTTTTAATTAAAAGTTGTTGTAATAACATTTTTTGTATATCTTTGTCCAATATTAATAATCTAAAACATTTAAAAATGGGAAAACCAAGTTCAAAAGGGAAGTATGTTGTTAAAGTGGGTCTTAACGACATTTATGTATTGGCAACAAAAAAACCGGACACAACAAAAAAACACGGATATTCAATGACTTATGATTTCCGAATCTATAAAAACGGAAAACTTGTTGAGAAAGGATTAAAATCCAAAGATGCTGCCGTTGCAAAAGCATTAACATTAGTTCCAACCAAACAAACAGCATAATGAATTACGGAAACGATTTTAAAAAGTTCGCGATGAGCGAAAGTAATATCTCGGGACTTGATTTACATAACTACCAAAAACATATGGAAAATTCATTAACACCATATATTTTGGAAGAACGAGAAATGAGAGCAACTCAAATGGATATTTTTTCGAGATTACTTCTCGATAGAATTATTTGGGCGTCAGGTCCAGTAGATGATAGAATGGGTGATATTATTCAAGCACAATTAATTTTTCTTGAAACAACCGATAAAAAAGACATCAATCTTTACCTTAACACCGGTGGTGGGTCAGTTTTAAGTGGTCTTGGTATAAGAGATGTTATGAATTATATTAAACCTGATGTTGCAACAACTAATCTTGGGATGTGTGCGTCAATGGGGTCTATTTTATTATCTTCCGGAGCTAAAGGTAAGAGAAATTCATTAATTTTTTCTAAGGTTATGACACATTTTGTTTCACACGGAAATCAGGGCAATGTACAAGCAACAAGAATTAATCAAATGGAAGCTGAGAAATATAACTATATGTTATTTAAAATTTTAGCCGAGAATTGTGGTAAAACATTTGAAGAAATGTTGGAATCGTCAAGAAATGATAAATGGTTTAATAGTTCGGAGGCGTTAAATTACGGGCTAATAGATAACGTCATCGGTTTAGATAAAGGAAAATCAATAGATAATATGATGGAAGGATTTGATGAGTACTATACTAAAGAAATTTTAAAACGCTAATGTCGCCTCTATTGAATGTGGATTGGGTTATAAGGCTATAAATCAATGTGCTAGAGGTAAAACAAAAACGTCGGGAGGTTTTGTTTGGAAATATAAAGATTAAAACCCTCGCTACGTAATCACGGCCGGATAACACGTACAGACAAGGATGAAGAGGTCAGTCCGGGGGTTTTTAACCGGTATCCATACTTACCGCAATTTTTACAACGTAAGACTTGTAAACGGGATAAGAATGTGGATACCAAAATAGTCAGGTTGGATACAAGGTCGGTTCGAGTCCGATGGAAGGTCACGGATGACGGGTAGCTCCCTGTAGAGAGGTTCGATTCCTCTCCTGACTACAAATAACATAATTGTTTAACTCACGAAAATGGGCTTGAACTGCCGAACGGAAAACGCGTTTCCTAATAGGGGTAAAATAGAAAATTAGATTTGGAGGCATCCGGGTTGTGTGAAAAAGTAGGGGAGTCCTCGGCGGAGGATTACAAATGATTATGTTGTTATATACATCGTTGGTGAAATGGTATCATTTTGAGTTCCAACCTCAAAGTTCAGGGTTCGAGTCCTTGGCGTTGTGCAAGAAGACGGAGAGTGAGCTAAGGGTAATTCCGTTATGGTTATCCCTTGGGGGTCTCTCCTGAAGAAATATGGATTTTGAAGCACAATTGGACGTGCGACCGGCGTAAGGCCGGGAGGATATAGGTTCGAATCCTATCATTA